ACCCAAGTTCCTCCAGTCAGTGTTGCATTTTGTAGAAGTTGCCAATAAACATTCGTATTGTCATCAGTTGCTGCCTGTAATGATCTCAAGAGCATTACACCAGTTAGATTATTAGATTTCAAACGAAGACTTATAATTGGATAGAATGTATTTGCGGATGTCATCGTTGTCCCTGTGATGGGATTTGATATGCTCAAAAGAGTTCCAAGTTTCTCTGGTTCTCCTTCCTGAATAAGAGAATTAGAACCCTGATACATGTAATGAGTTCCTGCAACACCAGTTACATTTTCTATTTCAAGTCTAATTGGTAAGAATGGAGTAGAACACCAAACTCCTGGATTGGTATTTGAGTTCTCAAAAGTATGAGATGCAATAGTCTCATTCTTCATTAACCAAGCAAATTGAATTATACCTGCACCATACCATTCATAATTGATAGAAATCATTTGTTGTTTTGTTGGATCTGCAGTTACTCCAGTCCAACCATTTCCATCAAACTTTTCACCATTCCAATCATCTCTGAATACTCTGGTTTCTGTAACAATTCCAGTTACACTACTGCGAATTACATAAGAATATGTCCCCCCATCATCCTCAAAATAAACACCATTATTTTCATCAAACAATCCAAATCTTCTGCGAATACCTACCTGTGGTGTATCAAGACGAATTGCGAATGCGAGTGTTGCACCTCTACCGGGAATGTATCTCATTACATTCTTGGTTTGGCGAATTACTTTGCTTCCTGTAGTGGAACCAACTTCCATTATAATATTACTGGCATTTGCATTAAATGATGCAGTTCCAACTCCAACTACTCTTTCATCCCATACATCAGTCTCTTTACCATACTGAAAGGTATTGAAAAATACTGTTTGATATGGAGATATTTTGAATCTGTTGTTGTTGGTAAATTGAGGTCTCCAATCTGTCTGGTTGCCCCAATGGTCAGCAATATTAAATGTTTCAAAAAGACTTCTTTCTTGATTTAAAAAGTCTTGGGTAGTCTTATTCCACTGTGCCATTTATCAATCAATCCATTCTAGTTTTGATGGATGGTATCTTTGTGCGTTTTTGATATTTAAATTCTTCTCTATTACGGGATAAATCTGATGAACAACCGCTCCGGGATAATTAGACTGCAATTGCTCACCAAGTTCTCTTGTTGAAGGAATTCCTGTTTTAGTAACTAATTCCATTCTGTAAAGACTTCCGTTCCACAGCACATCTGCAACGTATCCTTCACCAACAGATTGTTGCTCTGGTTGGGAAGAATTAATGTAAAGATTTCCGGTAAAGTCTCCAGAAATATTTACAGACTCTGAGATGAACTGCTTAAAAGATTTCATTCTTCTTCTGTTTCGCTATTGAACATTGAATTTGCTACTGCAGGTCGAAAATCATCAATTTTTTCCGCTGCTTTTGCAAACAAAAGATCTTTGATCTTATCACTAATCTGAGAAGGTGATTCGTCAGTAGCAATCATATCCAGTAAATCATCCATTGTTAAGATTCCAATTAGTAATCGTTTTTATTTATATCTCACCACCCTTGGGCATTTCCATTGCTTTTGCATTAACTTCATTTGCCTTTTCTTGATTTCTCAAGTCAGGTTCCATTACTGGTTGACCAAGATCCATTTGAGCAGTTTGATCTAGTGGAAGTCCTGTTTGTGGATCAACTGGTTGGTTTGGATCTGGAATTAAACCTTCTTCAATTTCTTTTTTGATAAGAGCATCTTGCTCAATAATTTCCATGTCAGTTTGACGAAGAATCTTACGTCTCACATAATCTTGGGAAAAATACTTACCAACATAAGGTTCTGCAACCTGAACCATACCCAGTCTTTCGTTCAATAATTCTGCATCCTTAAGTTCTGCAAAGTGATTATCATATAGGAAGTCATACTGAATATGCTCATCCATCTTTGCCCAATCTTCTGGTGTAATGATATTTTTGAGAATCAATTGAGTTCTAAGCATATCACTAAACATATATGAGAATCTCTTTCTCAAACGAGCAACAAACTTACTAAACTTAACTTCATCTCTCAGAATTTCTGATGAGCGACCAAGATTAAATCCACCTTCTCCATCCATTCTTGATGGTGGAACATTTAGAGAACGATAAAGTTTCTTTTTGAAGTACTCAATATCAGTAATCTCTCCAAGGTTCTGTCCACCAGGAAGTGTTGAGATTTCAGTTCCTCTACCACCTTCTCTTCTTGGTAACCAGAAATCCTCAAGCATTGCCATAAATTTCTTATCATCACGAACTTCGCCTGTACTTGCATCATATACAAGTTTATTGCGATATCTCATCATAACATCTCTGAGATATTGCTCTGCTTTTACCTTTGGAAGATTGCCTACATCAATGTAGAAAATTCTTCTTTCAGGGGCACGAGATAAACGATAGATGACGAGTGAATCCTCAATCATACGAAGTTGATTAAGTGATTTGATTGCTTTATGAAGATATGAAAGAGTTGATCCCTTATTTCTATCTACAAGACCCGATGTACAATAAGTAATCGAATCTTTTGTCATCTTGACGCCAGCATTTGAACCACCCAAAGTTCCAGGAGCTGGTGTTCCTGTTGGATAGGTCATTTTTGGCTCATAGATGAAGTATTCTTCAATCTCAGGAAAAGCATAATCCATTGGATTATCAATATTTCTATTTGAGACTCTGTATTTGTTATCTTCTTTTTTAATTGCCTGTCGAACATAACGCATTTTCATTGCGTCGATGTATCTCAGTTCTTGTATTCCTGCCTCAGGATTCTTTAAATCTACAACTTTGTGATAGTAAAGTCTTCCATCAACATACCAGTTTCTATAGATTTCGTGAGACTTTTTATCAAAATCTAAAAGTTCTAAGATGTATTTAAATTCTTGTCTAATTTTTTTCTTGATACCGTCACTTGCGTTTAGATTATCTAAATCAATCTGAACGGGACTATCATTAGTATCTGATACAATTGCCTCATTTACAATATCTTCAATAGCACTGTCACACTCAGGATGAAGTGCCATCTCACGATATCTTTTAATAAGATCAAATTCTGTTCTATATACCCCTTCAATATCTACATACGAACCAAAAAAACCACTACTCAGGTAATGATCAACCCCGTCCTCATTATTTGGAGGAACGGGGGAAACAACACCGGGAGATAATGGTTCGTTATCTTCAATCGAAAAACCAAACAGTTTCGCCATAATTTATTTTTTAACTTTAATCTTTAGACTATTTATTATAAAAATAAACCTTATGAAGAAGCAGTTGTTTCTGCAACAGCACCAAGAGGAGTCCAGTATTGAACTTGGAACTCTACAGTAAACTCTTCGATGGTATCAGAGGAGTCATATGAAAGATCAATAGCAGCAATATTTGTTGGAAAAATATCATAGAATTTGTAGTTTGCTGCAACTTCTAATCCAGAACCAAATGGGGTATTAAATCCTACATTTGACTTCCCTCTCTTAAACTGTTTAACAAAAGCAGTTGACATGTAATCTGCTGGATCTGTAAAACCACTTCCATCACCATATTGACCAATTGATTGCATCCACCTTTCCATTGCATTTCTAATATTGAAATCTTGGTCGTTGATAATAGTAACAGTCCAAGTGTCAAATGTTCTGTCACCAGCAACTTTAAAAATTCTCCCTCTAAAGGGAACATCAATTGATGCAATGTTTGATGCTGGCAGAGCTGCTGCCTTACATAAGATTGGGAAATCTTCAGTAAGGTTTACTCCTGCAGGTGGAGATGGGATTGTTACCTCAAATAGATTGGGGCGTGCTCCGCCACCATTGAGTGCTGATTTAAAATCCTGAATAGTGTTTGCCATTTTTTAGTTCCTCCTTGTTTTTGTTTTAATTAAAATCAAACAGTACCAGCAACTTCTTCAAATGCAACACCAGTTCTTGTTGCAACAAAAGTAAGAGTTACATAGTTAATAGACTTGGCAGGTTTCAGGAAAATGTCTGCTCTAAATTCATTGTTGTCAATAACATCAGGTGTGTTGTTTGATGCATCGCAGACTACTAAGAATCCATAAAGACCACGCTTTGCCTGAACATCGCGGAGGTATGGTTCAACAATGTTTCTAAAGTTTGCTCTTGTAATTTCGTCGTTGAGTTCGAAGAGTTGTGCCTGAGCAGATCTTTGAAGTGCTTGTTCAACGGTAAGGAATAGGCGACGAACGTTGATTCTGTCGAATGCTGAAGCATATCCAAGAGCAGTTTTGTCACCAAAGAGGAGAATACCAATACCAGGTTGATTAACGATTGCGTTAATTCTTTGTGGATAAAGTTGATCTCTCTGTGCTTTGTTTGGATTGTATGCAAGTTTGATTGCATTGTTTAAGATACCTCTCTGCTGACCTGCAGGAGAGAACCAAGGATAAGCAACAATAGAAGTTCTTACACAGAGACCAGCAACATCTGGGTTGCAAGGAATCCAACGGAACCTATTGTTAAATCTATCAAATGTGTACTTATAACCAGAATCAAATATTGCATAAGATGAAGAAGGAAGTGATGAGAAGAACTCTAGAATATTATCTGTTTGAGTATCTGAATTGGTAATATCAATAACATCAACACGATGAGGAGAAATTACTGCAATACAGTCCTTTCTTGAATTTGCAATAGAAATCAAATGTTGTGCTTTTGCTTGAGACTCAAACTTATTACCCAAACCAGGACCCATGATTAAGTAATCAACTTCAATTTCATCCTTATTAGAGAAGAGATTATATGCAGTAAACAGATCTCCAAGAGATGCTGTCATTCCACCATTATCAGCATAATCTTTGCCACCATTTAGGGTGTAAGTTACGTTTCCAAGGGCACTGTAGGTTTTATCTTGAACATCCTTGTTCCAAAGACCTTGAGAATTTGTATATTCGGTAAATGCAGTAGAGAATCCTGTTGCAACAACAGGCTCATTTAAGTTCAGTTCATCGGATGGGTTGTCTCCAACATAAACATAACTTGAATAAACTGCAAGATAATTTTTCCACCAGATTTTTTGTGGCGAATTGACCGCAGAAATAGCATCAGTTGCCTTGGAAAGTCCAGTGAACTTTTCGAGAAGGTTTCCTTGAATTCCAGTAACTGTTCCGGTATCATCTACAACTACTACGTGAATCTCATCACTCTTTCCATTTCTATTTGCTGCATATTGTGACGTACCGGGTTTTGGTGCAATTGAGTTCCAGAAAATTGCAGTATTTTCTAACTGCAGTACTTGTTGATCATACCAGTCACGGATTGGATTAGTACCGGTATTGATTGTGGTAGAAGTTGTTGCAACACCTGCACTAGTAATAAGACTTACCGTTAAATTACCACCACCAGTTGCTGCTTTAAATGACTGCAGTTGTGACTTTGGTGCATAAGTTATTGGAGTCTCTGTACCAGTAGTAGAAACTAAAGAGGTAATCTTTACATCAACTGTGCTAGCACCAACGCCAGTAATAATACCTTTTAGATAACCATTGAAGTTTGATGTTGTACCAATTCCAGCAGAGGGTACATTAGTAAGAGTCGTTGTAAGACCCATACCAACTGTTGCCATTGTTGTAACTGCAGATCCAACTGTTAGAATCTGATCTGCTTTATCATCAATTACACAGACTTTAAGATTGTTTGCCCAAGAACCTGGATTTTTTGCAGCAAAAATGTAATTTGCAATATCATCGGCATAGTTTGCCTCATAGTCATCAAAGTTCTTGATTTTAAGTAAAGGTTCTCCTGCTGTAGAAACACCAGAGGAGTTGCGAATTGCGTTAGCGTTGACTAAATTATCGCCATCAACTCTTGCAACTTTAAGTACTCCACCGTAACTTAAGAAAGAGGAGCAACTCATCCAGTACTCATACTGAGCATCTGTTGAAAGAGGTTTTCCGAATACTTTAATTAGTTCGTTTTCTGTGGTAATATCAATTGCATCTTCAACTGGACCAAGTGCGAAAGGACCTGCAATTGCTCCAATGTTATCTAGTACATTATCAGCTCTTCCTACCGTTAAATCAACCTCCCTGACTAATACGCCTGGAGATAGTAGAGGAACAGACATGTTTTTCTCCGTAGATCTCAGTTAACTAAAAATTATTTATTAAAAACACACTTTACGTGGAAGGAAACATGACGTGAACATCTACCAATCAGGATATTCTGGTTCTGTAGGGTATAGATTGATTTTTCTTGAGTTAACTATTCTTTTAATTGTGCATTCTTTACATTCATAAGAATATGAAGACGCGACTGGACCTCTATCTTTTCTTGTCCTATAAAATTCTCCAACCAAGTTCTTCATCTCACTGCAGGTTCTACACTTTCTGTCTGTTAATAATAAATGACCTAATCTTATCTGCTTATCAATATCCATTATAGATATTCCCACATATATGCACGATCTCCGTATTCATCTGTATACCACCTATCGCCATCGTTATCAATAAAACTAGTTTCGTCGAGTCCATCAGAAACAAATCCAAAAGGTGCCATGTCTTGTTCGATTTGATTTTTTTGCTCTTCATATAAACGCTTTCTAACATCTTGGTCAGTAAGTTCTTTGAAATAATCCTGGGCAACTAACCAAGCATAGATTACAAGACACATTGCTAAGTCATCATTACAACCTTCTTCTGCCTCAAAGGAGTTATGCTTTTGAATAAAAGTTGTAAGTTCACTCATTATCTCATAATCTTTGAAAAGAAGTTTACTCTCTTCAATCATTGTTTTGAGGTTAAGACATCCAACTTTTTTAACAGTCTTGGACATCTTAACTCCAAGTTGAGTTTTCTTTCCTGAAAATCCTTGACCAACAATTTGACCTGCTCTTCCTCTCATTGAACACATAAGAAGATTATTGTATTCAAGGTCATAGTGAATAATTGATGCTACTTGATCTCCAACATCATTAACTTCGCATAAGATATAAGCATTATTATAATTTTTTGCTATATCTACAACAATGCTTGGAAAAAGCATTGGTTTGATTTCATTATTTCGATATTTTGCAACTACTTGATGAGGAAATGTAGTGATATCAACTACAGTAAATGCTGAGTAATCGTTTCCTACGCCTCTAGCAACGTCCACAGTCATTAGGTAGTCGTGATTGTCTATAGGATCATCATGAACGTCTAGACCGCCGCTACTGGTCTTTGGGTGGTCATATACAAGAGACCTGAGTTTACTTGGTGCAATGAGAGTATCAACTGATCCAAGGAATTCGCACTCAAACTCAACTTTGAACTGCTGTTCACTGGTGTTTGCAATAGTTTGTTTTTTCCACTCTTCATCTCTTCCTGGAACTTCGGACCAATGAACATCAGTAAAGACATATTCATTTTTACCTTTCTCCGCATCATGCCACATTCGGTAAAAATGATTCATACCGTGTGGAGTGGAAACTATAATAACTTTGGTTTGTTTACCAGAAGTGATTGTAGGATAAACAGATGCAAAGAAGGAATCTGCGATATGGTTCGGAACGAAAGCGAATTCGTCCAAGAATAGAATGTTGAATGACATTCCTCGAACAGCAGATGCAGAGGTAGATGCTGCTAGGATCTTTGATCCGTTTTCAAGTTCTAGAGAACCTTTATTCCAAGAAATAATACCTTGTTGCATCCATTTTGGAAGATTCTCATAAGCAGTTTGTAATCTATCCAAAAGTTCTCTTGCAGTTGCTGCTTTGTTTGCAAGAATACCAATATTTACGTTGTCATTAAAAACAGCATAGTGCAATAAAAAGGAAACTACGGTTGTAGACTTTCCAGTCTGTCTAGGCATTTTACAGATATTAAATCTGTTTTTATGAAAGTTATTAATTAACTTTTCCTGGAAATGATATGGTTTAAAAGTTTGTAAACCGTGATCCAGAGTTACGATCTTTACATAATTATTTGCAAAGTAAACTGGATCGTCTTTACACTTAACAAACTCAAGAATTTGCTCCTGTGTAAATTCAATTGGAGTATTTGCCTTTTTAAGGAGAGGGTTACCAAGATATACGTCACTCATAATAAAATCTACCTATTAGTTACAATTCCAACGACGAAGTGCTTTATTGATATTGCTATCTGGATCTCTCGCAGTTTCTGCTGAGGTAAGTTTGGATTTCATACCTTTCATACGACGGCAGAATGAAGTACGACGTTTTGCTCTTTTTCCCTCTGGATTTTTTTCAGTAACTGCAGTTTGAAGTTTTGAACCTGGATTTTCTCTACGATATGCAGAAACAGCGGCTTTACTCAATCCTGCAGTTTTATCTTGACGATTGACTTTTTGCCAGTCCTCATCAATCTCAACCTCTTCTCCCATTGTTTTTACATAATTTTTACTTGGTCCTGGTTTTGCTGAACTTCCACCTTGAGGACCAAATGCTTGGATAATGGGTTCCCCAGAAGTGAAGTCAGATACTGTATGATAAACTACTTTTGATCCAGGATAAACTTTTTGAAGTTCGTCATTAATTTCCTGACGTGATGGAGTTTTGATTTGGGGGAAGAACATTTTCAGTGAATAATATTTTCCTCTCCACAGAAGCGTTACTGCTACAACATTTCCAGTTTGTGCCTGAAGTCTTGTTGCCTCATCTACTTGAGATTTAAATCCTTTGATTGGTTCTGGATGAATTAAATCAACTACTTCAGCAAAAGTATTTCCATCAGCATCTTCGATAGTTACATCTTCTGCTTTTACGCAGTTTGGATAACGCTTTCCAAACATTGTCTTCATACCTTTCTTTTTATAACCAGGCCAGCATTTTTCAGATAAAACTTCATCCATAATTTTATCAACTAATTTCTGCTCCTCCATTTCTCCACTTGCAATATAATCCGCTGCTGTATCAATATAGTCTGCTGCTTTGGTAATCTTTGACTGAACCCATGCTTCAAGATCTCCTTCACCTTTACCGACTTTTGCCTTAAGTCTTTTCACTGCATCCTCAATTGTCTTGAGTTCCGATCTTGCCATTGAATATTCTTCATCCTTTACGGAAACCTTATCCCAGACTTTGCCACCATAAGCACATTCGGATCTTGTTTCCCTTTTATTACACATTGGACAATATCTTTCTTCTTCGTTCATTTGAGTTTCCTCCGTTTTAGTTCCCCAGTTTGCAGCACCAACTTTACGGCATTTTACAAGTGCTCCCGATGCATATGCACTTGGCCAGACATCATATCTAGACTTTACTTTATGGTAACAAGCGTCTTTTTTTCCACTACCTTTTCCTGGTTTGTCCTTGACTTCTTGTAAATCCATCTCTTCAGTTCTTACGTTAGTTGGTTTTGCTCCACCAGTTTTTTGTGGTTGGTTTGGATCTTGTATATTTTTTCTACGTCTTGCTGCTTCCTCTTCATCTTTAGAAAGTGCTCTTTTCATCTTAGAACTTCCACACTTTGGTGTTGAAGTTTGCCCAGGTTGACGAGCGCAAGGCTTCCCTGCCCATTTTCCCCCAAGTTGAACCCACCCACTTTTACCATCTGATGATTTTGATTTACCAAACCAATCACGAAGACCTTCATCTCCAGATTTAGTTTCTTCTTCTATATTTTTTACCCAGTTATCTGGAGTTTTATTGTGCTTTTCGACGAAGGAATTGTGAAGTTCCTTTGCAGTCATATCATGTTTTTTCATAATACGACGCATAAGTTTATCTATAGAATCATAAGAAGTGTTGTTTAGTTTTTTAAGACCAACTTCAAGTTCATTAATCGCATTTTTATCACAGTTGCATTCCTCTTTTACATCTTTGAATTTTTTATGATGCTTCTTTGCATCTGCTTCCATTTTTTTCAAACGAGTATAATAATCTGGAATTTCATCAAGATGCTGAAGAGCAATATTCATTGCAAGTTCATGATCTTTAGTATGTTCATGTTCAATAGGTTCTCCCATATCAAGTTGCTTTTGTATGAAAGAAACATCAAGACGATGCTTCTTTGCAATTTGCTCAACTGTTTTATGTGACTTGATCTTGGGCATTACTCAACTGGTTTTGATTTAGTCTGCTCACCTTTTGCTCTTTTTCTTCTCGCTGCACAGTGAGCGCGTTGAGAAAATCCTTTTGGATTTGAGCAATCAATACTCTTTTTATATTTATTACTCCAGTCTTCTTGAAACTGTCTAAACGTTTTCATCTTCTGTTTGTTGCTTTAGAAATTTTGCTAAGTCTGCAGTCGATCCAACAAAAAGTGCATTGTTAACTGTTGTGGGCCCTTTTCCTACTTTTTCTTCTTCAATATCTTTAAGTTTCTTTTGAAGATCCATTAACTTATCTGTTGCATCAGCGACATTCTTAATCAATTGCCCAGCAACTTCATAAGCACGAGGCATCTCACTTTCTTGTGCTAACTCAAGAATTCCATTAATCGCCTCCTGACCCTTTTCAATGAGTGAATATAAATTACCACGAGTATAATCATAATCTTTTTTAATATCATCAACTGATGTTGATATCTTTTCTATTTTTTCAATAACAGTTTCCGATTCAACAGGAACTATCTCCCCATCTACATTGAAAGTCTCATTGAGTTTATCAAACTTCTTTGTCATTTTCATAACTTATCAAAAAACACTTCCACTAAATCCAAAATCATCTCCATCTTCAACAAGTGCATTATCTGCTGCAGTTATTGATTTGATTGGAGAACCTGCTAAGTGTGATGTAATTGTTGTATTGTCTCTACCGCGATCCACGGTAAGAACATTTCCAGACTTGGCAGTTACGTAAACCTCTTCTCCTTCCAAATCAAGATAAGTATTGACAGAAATTGCACTCGCATCATTTACTGTAATTAAATTATCCTCATTTGTAATATCATTGGATAGGTTAGTAATAATGGTGCCAGTATAATTTTGAATTGCTCTTGGTTCTACAGAGTATACAATTTCTCTTGTTGGTGAAGAAGTGAGATCTCCAGCAACATAACCAATATTTGCCTTTTTGATAATATCCTTGGTCGCAGAGGAAACAGGTCCAAAGATGTAAGTCTTTGCAGTAAATCTTAAAGTATAAATTAAAACTCTTCTTGTTGTAAAATCACCTTCATAATCATCCTGCATTGTTATATTTTCAAGAATCACAGGAATGTCTCTTTTTTCATTGATAGTTTCAACCAGATCAACAGTCATCGTGTAAGCAGGTTGAAAATATGGAAGAATTTGTTCAACAATTTGAAGAGCATCATCATTTAATTTACACATAATGCTCAACTCAAATTGCATATTATATGGAACTGGAAGATATGCTTTTTTTGTTTCTGTTCCGTCTGCTACTGATTTTGCAGTAAAATATTGTGTTGTAGTTGATTTTCTTCCTGAATCATAAGTTAGTCCAGTAAATTCAAATGACATTCTTGGTAATGTAATTTGAACTGGTTTATTCAAATTAGGTGATTGGTTTAATCTTGCAAGAAACTTTTGAGTTGGTCCATATGCAAGAGGGACCTTAATCACACTAACAGTCTGATTAGAATTATTAGTATGTTTGATGCTTATATCATTAAATAACGAACCAAAAGCAATAACAGTTCTTCTTAAAATTTCGTGATAAAAATACTCAAACATACTTCTAACTTATGGTACTACTATTTAATCAAATTAATAACTAGTATTTATATGATTTATGGCATTCCAAAAGGATTGGTTTCGTCAAAATCAATAATATCGTCTGCTTCTTCTTCAATTTCCTCATTCGCAGCGTATCCATCTCTTGCAGGAAATACATCAATGGATCGTAAGTATTGAGATGCACTTGATGCAGAACCTACAATATTTTCTCCAATTTTAAATTCACCATTAATGTTTGAAACTTGAAGAACTTTTGTAGTGGAATTCCAAGATTTAACTCTTGCGGTAACTCCACTCTGAGATCCAGTTACAATCTCATTAAATACGAAATTACCAGTTGAAGTAAGTAATGGATTTGATATTGTAATTGTTGGAGCGACAGTGTACCCAAGTCCAGCATTTGTAATTCTAATTGAGGTAATTGTTCCAGCAGCAGAAACAACTGCTGTCGCTGCAGCAGATACTGTAGATATTCCTGTAAATGTAATTGTTGGTGGAACTACATATCCAGATCCTCCACTTGTGACTGTAATAATACCAACGACACCATCACCTATAGATGCAATACCAGTTGCACCTTTACCTCCTCCACCAATAAACCTTACTTGAGGAGCAACTGTATATCCAAATCCTGCATTGGTAATTTCAACACTTTGAACAGATTGTGCTGATGGATTTATATTATTATTACAATCAACTATTCCACTAATCATCTTAGCAATTGCAGTTGTTGTTTTACCTCCAGCTGGTGCAGAAGAAATTCCAACCGTAGGTGTACTGGTGTAACCACCACCACGATTTGTAACAGTTATAAACCTCACTCCACCATTTACAATTGCTGCGGTAGCCGTTGCAGTAACACCAACTCCAGCCATAGTAAGATTTACGATGTTTCCAACTGGAACTTTATCAGAATCGGTGGAGTCGTTTCCTCCAATAAGTTCATCAATTTCATCAATACTTGTGTCTATCAGTTCATCTTCATATCTGAAGAGCTCACATCTGAGTTGATATGTATATAATCCTTGAAGTTGATAGAATGGTTTTTCGTGCTCTACATATTTAACTTCAAATAATCTTTTACCCAGAGGAAAATAGATTATATCCCCCTCTTTTGGTCTTGATGATACTTTTATATTTGGTTGATTTTGAACTAAAGGTGAAATATAATTTTTAAATCTTTCTCTTGAAATAATTAAAGTTATTTCATTCAGTGCTTGAATTCCAAATTTTGATAAAATAGTAGGATTATCACTGTATCCATCATAAGTGTCTACATATGCTTCAATTGGATAAGCACTGTTAAACTCAGATTCTATAACCTCTCTCAATACTGTTTTTTCTGTGATAAATTGTCTAGGTAAATAGTGAACCTCAACACCATACATCCTCAATTGCTCATTAATCAGATCTTGAATGAGACTCTGTTCTGTTTTAGAACCTTGAAGAAAGAATGGATTAAGCATATGATTAACCTATCATATCCAGAGGAGGAAGTTCATAAGTGCTAGACATTTTTTCCATTAAAATATCAATCTCTCTTTGTCCGTCATCATACATTTGTCTTCCATTTAACTCAACACCACCAGGAAGTTTAACACCAGTAAATTTCATCATATTTTGACCCCACTGCTTCTTAATCAAGGAAGTTAGGTATGGTTTTAGAAAAGAATCGTTCCAAACTCTTGAATAATCATTTGGATCAAGAGTTGAGTAACAATCAATAACAAAAAATTGATCTGCTCTTACAGATCCCCAATCAATGTCTAAGTATAATCTGTCTTGTCTTTTATTGAATCTTATTTGTTTCTGAGTATTCAAGAGAAAATCAAGATCTTCTAAGTATGTCTTAACCATTGCATAACTTAGAAGTTCTGTAGTACCCCAATAGTAAATATCGTTTAAAAACAATTGATACTTCACACTAAACATATTATTAGTAATAGTGTTTGCTCCGTCGAAAGTAAAAATCTTATTTACACCAATGATATTTGGTGGCATTTGTAGATAATTACTATTTTCATAGAAATTGAATGTGGTTGCAGTTCCCACTATATTTGCTGTCGCTGAAGTACTTGCAATTCCTACAGTGCTTGATGAATTACCTGCGGTTCCTGCTTTTCCTCTATCGATATCTGCTTGAGTTACTTTATACTTATAAAATGTAGGGTATACTCCATCAAAGTGTCTTTCTTGGAAAAATTGGACGGCATCATCCACCAAATCTTCAATTTGTTCATCTGCAACGTTAATTTCTAAAACCGGAGCACCCAGTTTTCTCTTGCAATAATCAATGAGTTCTTGTCGAGTAGATGGTTGTGCCATTAGATTTTAAACCCTGCAACTACTTCTTGTTGTTTAAAGTACAGTTTGATATAAGATTTCGCTAGATTTCTCAAAGTTTCAATATCTTCTATACTATCTATATCTCTAGAAAGTTTTTCATATTCAAATAACTTACTCATGTTTTCTAGAGATATTTTATCAGGATCCATTTGCTAAATTCCTCAATAAGTTTTTAATTTCATTCAAATCATTTTTCATTTCACTTACATCATTTTCAAGATTTTTAATTTTCTGCGATTCATTATATGCTTTTTTATAACTTTGAATATAAGCATTGTAACTTTCGGTATCAGTACTTACTATTCCTTGAGAATAGCAATCTCTAACCAAATGATCCTTATCTTTTACTTTAATATAATCCATATTTTATACTCTTGGTTTTACAGTAGCAATTGCTCTCAACTGTCTAATCAGAGGAGGCATTGCTTGATTTTCTGCTGCCATTACAATTTTGATTGAGAATGCATCAAAATCAGGTAAATCATCAACAGAATACTCATAATCCAAGAAAGATCTATCTGAAGTAAATTCTACTTTAGAGTCTGCAGATCCATCATTTTGAGATTTATCAATAACTCTCTTAATTCCTTGTCCATCAACTTGATAATTCTTATAACCCGGGAACAACTCATAATTCTGAGAAATTCCTGGAGCATCTGCTCTAAAGAGTCTATAAAGAACTCTTACATCATTCATATCTGTATGACTTGCTGAGAGAAGAACTTTGATAGAGTTTGCAGGAATCTTCAATCTCACTGCCTTAGAAATGTAGACCATTTCATGCTTATCATCAAATAGAGATCTAACTGAATCATCATCTGCATAAGTTGAATTTTCATTCAATCCATTTGGGCTGTTGATCAGATTAGAAGTTAGAACAGCATTAACTTTTATCAAATCAATAACTGGAGATACTCTCGTATCTGTTGTATTCATCAAGAATTCCATAGTAAATGATCTGCTTCCTGGAGACTCTGTTATAAATTCTTGTTCATTTACTTCAGAACAAATTAATCTCGGAGAATCAAAATAAAATGTTGAGTTTAGAGGAATTGTAGTAAATCCTTTATCAGTGAAAGATTTCTCTGATCCACTAATACTTGTTCCAGTAAATGTTCTGACTCTTGCATTTAAGTTAGTTTTTCCTGGAATAATATAAGAAACATTTGGAGTAATTGCTTCAAATTGGATATTACTTGTAAGTACAGTTCCTGGTTCACCAGATTGTGCTGTTTCTGTGAAGTATAGATCATTTGTACGATCTGATCCAATTCCAGTATTATTATAATCAGTATCAGAAGGATCTATTCTAATATGATAAGAATTAAGTGTTATAGGATGAGTTCCAACTGGAAGATTTGTATCAACTTCGGCAAAATTATGAACCTTATTAATTCTTCTTAATGAGAATCCATTAAACTCATACTTATAAACAGGAACATTTGCATCATAAGGTTGTGCTTGAGTTCCATCAACACCTCTTTCAGATACTGTCAGAGAGTTTGCACTTACAGATGTATATTTAATAACTTCATAACCAATAATTGCATATCCAGGATTTGATACACTAACTGTAACTCCTTCAAAAGTTTCAAATCCAGCAGAGGAAACTACAGGAATTGATAATGCACTACTTGTAACTGCATCGGTTAGTCTTGAATTGACTCCATTTTGTGGAGGTCTCATCTCACTGATTTTTACATAATTTTCTGTAGAGTGCATACCATGATTAATTTGATTAATCTTCATATGCAGTCCATCATAATAAGCATCAGGAATAATAGTTCCGATTGTTGCACCAGTAGAAACTGTACTTCCAATAGAATTTACATAAGTTAATGAATTAATTCCAACACTAAAGTTTCCTTGAACATTATCTAAAATAAATGCATTTGGTATAGCAGAGGTTCCAGTAACTGTAAGTTTCCCACCAAATCCAACATTAAGACCAAATTCCTTTTCCGGAATAATTAAAGAATCTCCTTGTAGATATCCAAATCCACCATTGGTAATGCTAACCGCAGAAATACCTGAACTTGAAACGGTAATGTTTGCTTGAGCACCAAAACCAACTCCAGTTTCACTTTCTAAAGAAACTCCTGTAAAGGTTCCATTCGTATATCCAATACCAGTATTTGCGATACTGATTGCTGTGATACTACCTGCAAGACCAACTAGTTTACCAGTTGCTGCTCCTTGTTTAATTGTAAGTCCGTTGGTGATTCCTGTTGTACTATATCCTGTAGAACCAAGACCAACAGTAATTTTCTTAGCAAGAGGTAGGAATTGATTGCTACCGGTTACAGTAACTTTTTTGTTACCAAGAGAAAGTTTTGGATTATAGAATCTAACAAGACCTTCTGGAACAAAGTCTGCTCTATAAAGTCTATACTTTAAGTCCTCAAGTTGAGCAGGTGACCAAGTTGATCCATTTTGTGATTTGAATAGACTTCCGAGTGTTGGTTGTACAGATATTTTAATTCCTGTTCCAAAATTAGGACTATCTCCAGGTAATATGGCATTTTGTCCAAGTTCAGAAATAAAGACTCTATACTGTGGACTCCCTGATAGTAAAACTATACTAAACTCAGAGGTTTGTTGACTTCCAACAGGAGCATTACGAACTTCAAGTTGTTGAGGACCTGGTAAATATACAGGAGATGGAAAAGTAAATCTTGTTGGAATGGTTGCATCCGGTGAAAGATTAATTTGATCAGGATCTAAAGTAACTTCAGAGAAAGGAACAACCATATTACTTGGAACACCTGCAATCATAGGTCTAATTTGAAGTGTTACAGGTATAACCTCATCCTTTGTTTCAAAGAAAACTTCAACTGCAGTTATGAAAACTCCAGTATTATCGCGAACATAGAATGATTGTGCAAGTGGATCGTGATTTTCCCATACTCTAAATTGATCTTGTCCAGAAGTACCTGTTTGTGTTCTTGTTACTGTAGTTGTATTTGTTGTTGTATTCGTAATTGTTGTTGTGTTTATATTAAAACTTTCTAGAATTGTTATATTTCTAGTTGTGAGAATATTGGTTGCTGTAACATTTGCAATTGCAGATGAAGAGAAGTCCTCTTGAGCAGAACTTTCATTAACTCTTGTATTTGAAATAAACTCTTGATAAGTTCTTCCAAGATCTTGTAAGTTTGGAGTATCAATAACAGTAAATGTGTTTCTTCCATTAACCCACTGAGGATTTCCTGGAACGTTTGGATCTGGAATAAACAATGAACCTACGAGTCTTCCACTATTATCAGAAAGAAGTCTAATATTAGTGATTCTTGCAACTGCACCTGAGGTCTTCCCGATCAGTTTCATATCTTGACCAATCTGACCATAAAACTCTACTTCTGATGGAAGTTCAAGTGCTCTTGTATCTACATTTAAGAATGTTGATGATTCACTATAGTCATTTGGAATTGGTTGTAAGTTATAAGGATTTAATATGAAAACATCAGGTTTTGGTAGTGTTGCTGGATTTTGTGGTAAAACTTGACCTGTTGTAAAATCAACTATAGGTACTGGATTTGTAAATGTTGATGGATCTGAACCATCAAAAGGTCCAGTTCTATGATTTGGTTTGCAAAGTCTAAATCTTATTTTTGCTGATGGAAAATGAGGATCACTTTCTACGGTTTCTCCAATTTCGAACTTACCTGAAACCATTTCAATTTCAAGTAATTTTGGAATTATGTACTTAGCGACATCAATTCCTTGGAAGAAACTATAGAATCTTGTGCGAGGTCTTAATCCTTTTACATCAAATTCAATATTTCTACTTCTTAAATATCTTACTGGTTCTGTATAATTGGAAATTGACTCTGAAGTAGTATCTGTAGTGATAATTTCTTCAGGAACAATAATAGTATTAGTATTGCTAGTAGAAGATGTGGTTGTTGTAGTATCTCTTGTTTCTGTAACAGATACGCTACCAGTTCCTGGAACAAAATTAATTACCGATCTTGCATTAGAATTTATTGTACCAATTGAAGTTAAAAACTGTCTAGCAATATCTGGTGGTAAAAGTTGATTAATTAAATTTCTATCTGCTTGAGTTACACTTCTCTTAAATACATTTAACTGAATTACATCACGACCAATTACGTTTGCTCTTTCACCCACACCAGCAGTGGTAATGTTACTTGCTGTTTTGTTGTTATCTATTCTAACAGGTTGTCCACCGATGCTTGTTACACCAGTTAAGAGAGTTCTTGCATTTCCAATCCAATCAAAAGGATTAATTCCTGTTTGTTGATTTGGAGGATTGTTAACAAATACATCTCTATTGATAGTATCGTTAATGGTAATTGTTGAATTCTGATCTGGTCTATCTACTATATTTCTTATTTCATTAAAACTTGTTGTAGTAATTGCTATTTCATCAATCCAACTATCTTCTGGTGGATTGAGTGTAATGATTCCAGTCCAATATCTAACTAAGAATGGAGTAACGCTTTCAGTTTTAGTTGCATAAATTTGCTCAAAATAAAGAACTTCATTATAATTAAGTGTGAGTAAATCTCCAGTTTTTCTGATATTTGGTGATCCTAAATCAGAAACATAACTTTGGTCTACATTTGGATTGAATGTTTGCCCAACTCCACTAATTGCCTCAGAACCAAGTTGTAAGTCTAAAGCAGTTGTGTAATGTAGAGGTCTTAGAGTATTGGAACTTGTATCCATACAAGATTTAAATGCTGGATTTTGAAGATCATTGTACTCATTAGAACTAAAATTATCAACAAAGAATCCACACTTAAATCTATCTAATCCAGTTTCTGCATCTTTAATCGTAAAGTTTTCAGTTTTACTTTCAAGCATTGAAAGAGTAGTAAATCTTTCAACTCTTTCAATTCTATTTTCAAGTAATGCAATGTCCGTCATTCTATATCTCTTGTATTCAGACATATCAACGTTTACATTTTTTACATCATAAACATAAGGACCGATGAATACGGTTGCAATATCTAATGAATTACTCTTTAATGGCGGTGGAATTGGACTTGATGATGGATTTCCTTGAACAACCTCAAATGTTCCATCGCTATTTAAGAAGACTCTATCAATTCTTCCAACATAATATGAGTATGATAAGAATAGATTTTCTCCTGGTGCAAGAATATATTCTGAGTACTGACCATCACTCGCAAAGTTTCTTGAATCAAATTCAAATGGAGACTTTGAAGTACCTGAATATGGAGCAACTCTCGGACGAATATCAATAAAGTCTGTTAATCTTCCTCCATTATAGAAAGGAACATTGGTTTTAAAGTCATTTTCGCTGTAACTATTAACTGTAATAATCTCTCCGGTATCTGTAGAATCAATCGTATAGTTTTGGAATATAATTTTTAATTTTCCTTTTGGTTCTCCTATATTATTTTTTCTAATGATTCTTGAGAAATCATAATAAGTGTCTCTTTGTCCATCATCAAAGATAAAGTTCTGAGTGATGTTCTTATCACCTAAAGTTTTATTCGCAATAATTGCTTCTTCTTTAGAATCTTGTCCAATAACAACTTCGTTTAAATCAAATTGAATAGTATTCAAATAAGTATACTCTAACTTATCTGAATTAATCTTTGCAGTTATAAGAGCAACGGCACCAGAAGTTTTACCTTCAATTTGCTCACCAATTACATATTTTGTATTTCCTGCTGGATTTCCTGTAATTTGTAGTGTTGGAAGACTTGGATTAGTAATTCCGTTAGACTCATAAACAGCAAGAACTCTTACAACATCAGGAACATTTAAACTAATCTCTTTATCTTGAACTCTTGTTCCATAGACTTGACTATAAGTTAGTCCATCATTAAGAGTTGTTGTTCCAATTCCAGATGAAACTGATTTGGAATTGGAAACTACAATTGAAGATACTTTGTTTAACTTTTTAGTTTTTGAATTAACTCTAATGTTCTTAACGGTTGCAATTAATTTTGCATTTGAACCACTTGCTTTTGTTAATCCATTAAATGTTAAAGTTTTTCCATCCAAACTTACATTATATTTGTCTGATCTCATAGGTTCTATAGAACCATCACTATAGGTAATAACAAATCTATCCTCATCAAACGAATCAAAGAAAACATCAACGTCTGCTGGATCAATTGTTACTGAAATTGAATTACCAGAGAAAGAAGAAATATTATAAGAACGTCTTTGAAGTACTTCGTTACCTTCTAAAGTAATCGAGGAAATATTATCTGGATATAATCTTGTCAGAAGTGAAGAATCTTCTATATTAATAGAAGATGCTACTCTGATTATATTTGAAACCTGGAATGATCCAGTCTGCAGTTTTCCATTGCAGACACCAGAGACTGTTGTAATTCCTGTGATTGTGAAGTTGGTGCCACCAGCACCAACAGCAGTAACCTTATTATAAATTGGATCTCCACTGAAAGTGGTACTTGCATATGAAACAATATCACCAACTTTTACGATATTAGTAAATACATTTTCGAGACCTGCTGATACAAGTCCATCATTAACATTGAAGGTAGTTCCTGGTTTTGCAATATATGACCTTCTCGATAAAACTATATCAGCATTAAATGTTGTTACTCCAACTTGAGAATAAACTGATTTAATATCGGATATAGAATAATCAGTTACTGAATCAATTAATCTACCATCATCAATTCCATTAATTATAATTTGCTCATTTTCTAAGAAATTACCAGATGTTTGATATAAAGTTAATATAGTGCTTCCTGCCGAAACAGTGCTCTTTAGGTATCCAGTTGCTTTACTTTTCTTTCCTTCAATAAAGGTAGGTACAGTAAGATCTAAAGTAAAGGATGTTGTAAGACCTAGTTTAGTAAACGTTTGGATATCAAAAAGTCTGAGATTCAAACGACTTGTATCATCAACATAGTCACTTTCTGGAACAAAATCATATATTCTTGCAACACCAATAGTTGTTCCAGTAGCAACATATGCGGTTTCTCCAATACGAGAATCCATTAAACTTATTGTAGCATCGGTTCCAAGTCCGATCGAAGGAGCACCATATGCATTATTAAGAACAACTAAATTACCTGCACTATATGGAATAACCTGATTCTCTATAGTTTCAGTTGTTCTTGGTTTTGGAACATCTAAAAGTCTTGGCGCAATGGTTTCTACATCATATCCATTTACATATGCTTTTCCTGGCCCAATCTGATAGATCATCAAATCTTCAGATGGATTATTTCCTTGAACAGTCTTTTGATCTTTAAAGAATACACCTTGGTTCAAAACTCTATCATTTAAACTATCTCTAACAAATAGTGTAAATGGAGAAACAAAGTAGTTACCAGACTCATCAAAAGTTCTTCTTGCTAACTCGTCTCTAATTAGATTATATTGTGGATTCTTATTGAAAAACTGAGGAACACCATTTTCAACTCTTAAAATTTCTACGAAATTATCAGTTTCTGTATCATCTATAGATTTTTTGGATAGTTCTAATGTAATCTTAAATCTATCTGCGCCTGGCGCTGCGAAGTTAGAAAATCCTTGAGCATTATCAAACAAAGTAGGATCTTCGTCTGAAGTTACAACCTCTTCAATAATATCAAATCCAACTTTATATGATGGTGCAGTAGAGTACTGATCAAGAATAATAGTCTGATCTACTACTCTTGCAAAAAATCCTCTTACAAAATAAATACCACTTGCTACTGATACTGCAGAACCTTCAGAAATAGCGTTTGCTGATATTGTATTACAGATACCCTGTCCAACTTGAATTGTAAAGTTTCCATATGTTAATGGAGTTTCAAGTGTTAGAGTCTCAGAATTTTGAAAGGTTCTATTTTCAAAATCTGCTCCACCACTTTCTAGATATTTTAGATATAAAGTATAGTTTCCTCTTTCAGATTCGGTATTTTTGAGTAAGAAAACAACCTCAGCAGAAACTCCACTTACCGATCCTCTAAGTTTCTTACCTAAGATTTGATCAAAGTAAAGTGAAATTGGAGCGCCATTAAAAGCAGGTTCAATTTCTACAGCATAAAGAGGATTTTCATATCTTAACTGACCTGGAATTACAACAGATCCCTCTTTAAAAATATGTTTACCATATTGTTCAATTTGATTTTGAAGAATTGACTGTAAACCAGTTAATTCTCTTGCTTGAATTGGATATCCGGGTTTAAATAAAACCTTATAATAGTCTTTATTTGTATCAAAATCGTCAAAATATGGAGAGACGTTGAGGTTAGTTTCCTGTGGCATAATTCTTTAGAATTGCAAAATGACTTTGATATCTTCTTTTTGGTTTTGTGATCTAGTAATTGATGGTCTATTATCGACGTAAATAATATTTCCTGAGTATTTTTTAACCTCTGGATTTGCTACACCACCAATAAAAGACTGTCCAAGATTATATGTTCTATTATTTAGTGTGGTTGATACGCCTGTAAATGCGGTATCAATATAAAGATTTGTACCTGTTATGAAAGTTGTTCCTCCAGTTCCAACAGAATTTGTAAATCTATTCAATTGAATTCCATAGGTTGGAGAGGCATTTTGAGAACCATCTGTGTTAAATCCTACAAGACTCTTATCTTGCCAGTATTTTAAAACACCTGTATTTGTATCATAAGATACAACTCTTCCTACTGCTGTTGTTCCTGTGCTTATGGTTTGAGTAAATGTCGAATTTGCAGTAAAAGTTGCAGTATCAAATCCGGTTCCAGCAAGTTTCAATGCATAAACTGCACTTGCTTTATCTAAATCCAATAAAGAGGAAGAATTGAATGCCTGTGGATTTTCTACAAGACCAACTCTTGCAATTTTATTTCCAGTAATAAAGTCTGGATTCTCTAAGTCATTTTCAATTCTAGAATAAATTAAAACGTTATATGCTCCAAGTTCTCTATAAATATCTGCACCGTGACCTCCTTTTGGTGGTATAATAACATCAAAAGTTGGTGTTACTGCTCCTGTTGGAACATTACCACCAATTAAATCAACAGTTCCATAAGTATAACCAGAACCACCAATAGAAACTGTAACTGATTCAACTTTAGAATCATTATTAACGACTATGGTTGCTTTTGCTCCTTGCCCATCACCTTTAATTGGAACATTTGTATAAGTTCTATTCGCTGTTCCTACACCGACTCCACGATCTGTGATCGTAATGATCTTAAGTTGATTATTAGTAATAGCAGCATTAGTTCTAATTGCTGCACTCTCAGAACTAGTTTCCCAATCTTTTGGAACAGGTATAAAATTAACAGTATCGAACTTTATGACCTCGCTTGGTTTGATTGTATAAAGATATTTCCAAATATAACCATCACCACTATCTCCAGCTGCTTTTGGTTCTAAATCAGTAAAAGTTGGTTCATCAAGAGATGGTCTTCCTGCTGGATTTTCTGGATCTGTACCATTTTGAAGACAGATATAAACTCTATAATCACTATTGATTACATAATAATTTGATGAATATAGACTGGTTGCTCCAGATGGTAGTGATGTATTTGTTCTACTAATATCATGACGATACATATCATAAATTGATCCAGACGACCAAGTTATTTTACGAATAACTTGATTTACATCACTTGCTTTAATTTTCTTCAAAGCAACCATAGTGTCCCAATAATCGTTTTCCTGCTCAAAACTATCTTTTGGTGCTGGAGGATTATTTTCCCAGTTAGAAGCATAATCAGTTGCATTAGTTAAACCAACAAAAGAATAATAAGAATTTGAAGAAGAAGTCGCTGCTGCAACAAAATTCTTCGCATTCAAAATTCTTAACTGATCAGTTATAATTGCAGACATTTTACGGTTTTTTATCTATTTATGAGGTTGAATAACCAATATACTTTAATTTATTGTATCTTTGAACTATTGGAGAAGATGAAATTCCTGCAATATTTGCATAAGTTGTAAATTGTTGAGGATCAACACGAGTTGGTGTTGAAATTCTTCCCCAACTATATTCTCCATAAAAATCACTAAATCCAAGTCCAGTTAAACCATTATATCCAGATACACTTACAGTTACCTTAGCAACATTAGTAACACCAACACCAGGAACTGCAGTTTGAGCAATAGAAACAGCAGCGACTTGGTAGATATTGTCTATGAAGGTTGTTCCTACACCAACGATACCGCCTGATGAACCAAGAGAAGTTACTCCTTTTCCTACATTTGATTTGTTTATTACAAAATAATAACCAGTTTGAATACCACTAATTCCTGTTGTTGCGATACCAACTTTTACAGTTTTACCATCTCTTAAAACTGAATTATTAGGAATATAGAAATCAAATATAATTCCAGTTGATGCAACTCCAACAGAAGTTGTATTGATTCCTGTAATTAATCCAAAGTCGCCTTGATAAGAAACTTTATCAATAGTTTCATAATTAAATGCTGGTGATTCAATTAAAACAACAGGTGGTTCCGATGAAGTATAACCAACTCCAGCAACTGTTACTGCAATTCCTGTTACAACTCCTCCAGATATGGTTGCAGATGCTTTTGCGGTGTTTTGTGCTGCAGTCGTTCCAAAACCAATCGGACCTGAAATTGTAATTATAGGCGTGGTTGAATATCCAACTCCACCATCAGAAATAACAATTGAAGATATAGTTCCTGATGCTGATACAACGGCAGTTGCAGATGCAGAGACTGTGGAATCTTGAGATATGATTAGAATTTTGTTCTGTGGTTTTTCATTAGTTCCGTCACGAACATATTCTCTTTCACTATCAAAGAATGCTTTAACACTTTCTACAAAAATTGCAGTAGATCCAATACCAATATTTTGAATAATATTAGTTGTAGGTTGAATATAAGGTTCATAAAGAGTTCTATCTTTACCAACCACTTGACCATTTACAACTAAATCTTCAGTCTGTCTACACCACTTAAGTGGTCTTGATAGATTCTCATCTTCAGTAATTCCAGGACCAGGATATAGATTTGTTTCGAGAATATCTGAAGAAATTATCTGAGTGACTAATCTGCTATTTTCGGTAAGTTTAATATCATCACTATTTAAAGTTACAGTATCACCAACTTTAATAGTTTCTAAAATATCTACATTTAGAGTATCAACATCACTAGTTCCTCTGTAGAATATAATTTTAGATCTATCACCCTCTTTAGGTGCTTCTGTAAACCTTATAATACTTCCTCCCTTGAATATGTATGCCTTACCTGGAACTTGTAAAATATCGTTGATGAAAATCAGGAGAGTTGCTTGAACATCAATGTTTGATCCTACTTTTGATCTAATCGTAGTTTGATTTCCATCAATTCTAATTGGAAATGCCTTTCTACTTCCATCAAATAGAGAATCAATAGGATCAATGACCTGAAGAGAACCAACAGTCCATGCTGCAAATTTATCGGAATAAATGTTATCAACAGAAATTTGGAACTCCGAGAAACTCAGAGAAGTGTTTGTAGGAATTCCAGTAGTTCCCCCTCTCGAAACCGTTAAGATTTCACTTCTATTGTATCCATAACCAAGATTTTTCAACTCAAACGAAATTACACTAGATCCTTGTCCAACAACAATATCAATAACTGCTCCAGTACCAACACCTGCTGATGACTGAGAACTGTAAACTAAAGGAATATTTGAATATGATAATGGATCATCAAAAATTACAATTGGTGGATTAGATGAGGTATATCCAACACCTGGATTGGTAATTGCAACACTTACAATACGTCCACCACTAACTGCTGCTGTTCCAATAAACTCTATATTTGGAATTCCAGTGCTTGAAGTTGCAACACCAACGTTTACAATTGTTTGTACTCCAGATCTATATCCAGATCCACTATTTCCAATACTGATTGACTGAATTGTTCCTGCAGATGAAACAATCGCAGTTCCACCAGCTGCAACTAATGGTTGATATCCAAATCCTTGAGTTGATGCAACAGAAAGAATAATACCACCTCTAGGAATACTTGCAGTATTTACATCATAACTTGTTGAAGTTGCAGTTCCAGTAAATGATATTGTAGTAATTCCAGCGTTTTCAGTTAAGTCATAATCATTTGTAGTGAGAAGAGTATTAGGACCTTGGAATACATCATTAATTAATACAATTGCATTATCAGTAGATATTCCAGTCACATTAGAACCACTAGATTTTAATGTAAAGGTTTTATCAATTCCATCAAAATGGTCTGAGACATCATCAAAAATATAGTTACTTGAGTATGACTCATTTACATCGTCGGAGATACCAGATCTCAAGAATATTCTTCCGCTAAATGATGATCCAGTTGCAATTCCAATATAATCTTGCTCATCTGCTCTATCTGATAGATTTGCAAATGGAACCTTTCCATAAGGTGCTTCAGAGAAATAAATTTTATTCTCAACAATATTATAATTTCCATAAACCTTTGTAACCAAAGAAGATGAAGAATGTGTAGATAATCCAGTTCCTATCCAAGGTCTATTTACAACAAATATATTTGTACTTCCAACACCAACAGAAATAACCTTCATAATCTCATCATCAATTTTAATCAAATCCCCACCATAAATTGAACCGATTCCAGAAACATAGACTTCAGAATTGAAGAATCCTAAGTTTTGTGTTAAAGTTGTTGTAACTGAAGTTGAAACTATTGGAGTTTGAATGATATTATCAATTCCAATTATTCCTTTTTTATTTTGATTTTTGGAAGTAAACAGGTGAGAACTTCCTATCCCCACGGAAGTTAGGTTTAAAACATTTGGAATTGACTTGAGTGCTTCAGATGCAGATGCAGAAACTTTTATGTCTAAGTCATTTAATCTAACGACGTATAAAGTCGTAGGAAGTTTATCAGTTGTACCAATTCCAGCAATAGAGGTTGTTGCTATACCAATTGCATGAGTTGTACCAACTCCTGGATAAGAATATGTTATTTCTTCACCAGTAACATAGAAATTATTTGGAATTCTAATAATATCCTTATCAACATTCACTACACTTGTACTGCTTGCATCAAAATATCTTTGGAAAATTTGTATATTTTGATGTGTTAAATTAAATTCTTTCTTAATATCATTGTCTGTACCAGTGTAACTACCATGATCATATTCTATAGTTCCATTTGTTAAAGATAATGTATCAAAATCGTTACTCAAACCAATATTGGCAAAAAATACCTTAACATCAACATTAATGTTTTGATTGGGAGTAAAATATATGTTTGTGTTTGATCCAGAAATTCCAGCAGTAGTTATACCAAGAGAAGAATCTGTCTGTAAAGTTCCAAATTCTGTAATGTAACATTCATTTTCAAAAGAATTTGTTGCTACTAAAAATTCAGAAACTTGATATCTTAGATTAGTTTTATCCTCAACGCTAATAATGCAATATGAAGAATTATAATCCGTATTCGAATAATTTGATATTGTATTTGCTATGGGAGAAGTACTAGAAGCAATTGATACTGACGAAGAATTAATAGAAGCTCCACCAATAATTTGAGTTCCTATTCCAGATGCGGCAGTATTTGCTATCGAAACATTAAAAGTATTAACAACATAATCAACAGAAGTTGAAGAATCAGGTATTAAATCAATTTTAACTTCAGATCCCGATAGATATGCATTATAAGTTCCAATTCCTGAAGATGATTGTGAAATAAAATTATCTGTGGTTATTTGCCCATAATCAATAATATGAACTTCTGTTCCTGTATTAAGTATAGTTATTTCATCTACTTCATAATAAGATGAATCTGTCGCTCCAATTTGAACTAGAACTTTTGATGATCTATAGGTAGAAGCAATTCCTACAATAGTCGTAGAAATTGTAGTTCCTTGTGGAATCGTTGTAGTGTTAGTATTGACACGAACAGAATCGCCCAAATCTACTGTTCCAACACCACTGATTATATCATTCAGTGAGAATGAGAAAAGTTCTAAATGGTAATTATTGAACTTTGTTTTTGTTGGATAGAATAAAAGATTTCCAGAATTTCCAGAAACACTAAAGTCAAATGTTCCCAACTCTCTAGGATTTGTTGTGTTTAATCCATATTGGTTTATAAATCCAACATTATTATCGTGAAGTAATACTATTAGACTAAATTGTTTTTCATTTACAAATTTTTTATCCTGTATCAGTGCAAAATATTTTTTAGTTCTATAGTCATTTAGTGTAAAAGATTCTACTATGCTGAATCTTGTTGGTCTTGGATTGCTATTGAATTGATTAGAAATATCATCAATCATCAAAACTCTGTTTCCAACGGATTCAATATAATCTTGAACAATTCTAGAATCAAGCAAAATTTCATTCGATCTAATATTGTTATCAACAAGTATATTATTTTCTCTTGCAAGATCAAAATCATAAACACAGTTTAAATCAACAACGCTTGATAAATCTGAAGTTCCAGAAAAATCACCATTGTTTTGATCTGTAGAAATTCCAGAATTAGTTGGTGTTGATTCAACAATTAAATCACTAAACTTCTTAAATCCTGCAGTGTGGTTCAAAGAACTGACTGGATTATTCCAAGTATTAAAATCTTTTTGTGATTTTAATGAATATGAAAAATATTGATAATAATCACTATCTTGAACTCTTTGGAAACTATTGTTTAAGAATCCTGTTTCTCTATTCCAACCTTTTCTTGAATTCGAAGTTGCATCTACTTTATAATCAGCCTCAAAACTTATAAGATTTTTGATAATACCCACAGAACTTGAAGTTTCTCCTCTTACAGACTGATTGATAATAAAGTCATCAATTGTAGAAACTTTAAGATATTGATTATCTGAATCCCAAGATTCAACTTTTCCACTTGAAGATGAAGAATAAACTGTTTCTCCTGTATAAAACTCATTTCTCTTAAGAACAGGATTAAAAATAGGAAAATGTGCTTCTGGAACTATTTTACCAGCAGACAGAGAACTATTAAATGTTCCTGGAATTTCGCCATTCTGTAGATAAGATGAAAGATTGAAAGTAACAACTCCAACTGCTCCTCCAAGATTTGGATCAACGGCAGTTAATGTAAACAGAGCATAATCATAATTTGATGAGTTATAACCCTTTGCTGTAGATGCAATTCCAACACTTATGCCTTCAATTAATACTCTACTTCCAACTATAAATGGATAATCTTGAGGATCACTAAAACTTGCACCTAAGGTTACTGTTACATCTTTAGTTGAACTGTTGAATACTATATTTTGAATTTTAATTCCATTAGAATTATTAGTTGGAATAATCTTAGGAGTTACGTTACTAATTGATGTGCTATTTTTCCTTATAGTAACTCTAGAATCTCCAAGTTCATAATATAATTCTACATCACTAATAACCTTATCAGTTAAACCATCAACAACTACAAGTGATGGTGCGGAATTATAATTTCTTCCAACTGAAGTAATTCCAATATAATCAAAAGATGAAAGAGATTCAAGAACCAATATAGTTGGAAGTTTAGCAGTTGGTCTAATGCTATAGTCTGCAGAGTATTCAAAACCAATATCTTGTATTTCAGTTGAAGTAACTCTTCCTATTTTACTGGTTTCTAAATTGATTATTGAGTCAGTTCCTGAATCAGATTCTATTGAAGAAACAAAAGGTAGTGAAGAATAATTCTTCCCTTTACTTAATACTTTAACCTGTTTTATCGGTCCTTTTGCTGAAGTAGAACTGTCTGTGTAGTATTCTATACCTTGATTGTATGAAGATATTTCTGGAGTATCTAGAATATTATAACTAAATGAAGTTGAAGAGATTCCAACAATCGTATGTCTTCCTGAATAAACACTATCGGTTAAAGTAATTTTATTAAATCCTAATACATCACTATCAATGATGATATCTTTTTTTGTTTGTGAATTTACATTAATATTAACAGGTACTAACTTATAATATAAATTAGTAGGAACATTATCATTAAGGTTTATTGAAATACTTGCTGTAGAATCAATTCCAACCTTTCCAACTCTTGTTACTTCAAACGCTTGAGAAGATTTTGTAGAATCAAACTCTTCGATAAATTTCTCATCTTTATAGAATTTTAAATCAAAAGCAGAATATGAAACTGAATTATTAATAAATTTCAATGAAGAATCTGATAAATCAAAGATTGCTTTTTGATTTTTTATGAAACTTAATGGA